CGATAATCGGGGCTCTCGAGCGTAACTGCTTGCAATATCGCACCCATAACGAACCTGTGCTATGACCAGAGTGACGAGAGCTAGACAACTCTCTATCCCGATCCAACCTGGAAGTCTTGTGGGCGTCGCCAATGGCGTTCCACAGAATAACATCAATACTGGAGAATCTCTCCATTCTTGGTGTAATGACTCTCATGGTCGGCCCGTTGTTGATTCTCCGTTTTCTTTAGTTACGAAGGATCTTACACGGTTGGTTCCAGTTAATGGAACCTATCAGGAGGGAAACCCTAATGCTAGTGGAACCGCTAAAAATTGGATATTTAGCGCACTCCAAGGCATTAACAATCCCTTTGTCGATCACTTTGGTCTTCCATCCATTCCTCCGGCTTCGGCCTCGATGACGGATCTGCTTGCTAGGACTAATCCTAGTAGGCCTGATTACGTACCGTTGACGATTCTGCAGGACTTGGTGGATCTCCCTCATATGTTGAAAGATGTGGGGCGACTAATCACAACTAAGAAATCGAAGCTGCTTAACGCCCGTGAGGTCGCTAACCAGCATCTCGGTTTCCAGTTTGGTTGGAAGCCCCTCTTCCAAGACATTAAAGATCTCCTAGACGTGCAAGAACACATCCACAAACGTGTGGGCGAGCTGCATCGTCTATATGATCAAGGGGGGTTGAAGCGTCGTATCCAGTTGGGACGTTGGACTGGTACTGCTCGGGCCGTATCTCAATTTGAGTCTTCACTCATCTTGAGTGCGTCCGTCGATCGATCTTACATCTGTGAGGTCGAACGATGGGGGACTGTTAGGTGGAAACCTACCACTCTCCCTGCATACCAACCAAATGACGCAGAGCTCATTCGGCAAGCCAAACAGATAGTTCTCGGGCTTACGCTCGAGTCTACACTGAAGGGTGCTTGGGATGTTATCCCTTGGACCTGGCTTATCGGATGGTTTAGCAATATTAGTAACTACGCTATGCAGTTTTCTAATACTGTGCCTGCGCGTCCCTCCTCGGCATGTGTCATGACGAGGACTAGCACTATGTGCCAGTTTACTCCTGTCAGTATGACCAAAGGTTATACTGGCGGGGATGGATACGCTACCTGCATATCAAAAGAAAGATATGTAGGATCTGGTTCGTTAGATGTCCATCTTCCCTTTATCGGGAAAGATAGACTTGCTATCTTAGGAGCGTTGTTTGTTCAGCGCTTCAAGCGCTGAGCAATTTTGCTCTTAAGAAAGGAACTACTCTATGCTGGGTAACACCCTGACGCTTACCATGAACGGTTCCGGTGGAACCGCCAAGGTATTGCCGCTTATTAACCAAGATGGTTACTCGTCTGAATATTTTCTTGACGAGGGTGTCATTACGTATCGGGCGAAAGTCCGACATAGTCGTGATACCGTTAAAGCCGGAACGCAGCCTTTTGACCGTCACGTTGTGACGTTCTCTAGGTTTGTGAAGCCGACTTCAACTATCCCACTTGGGTCGCTGACCGAAATCTCTTTCACGATCCGTACGGATCCTGTCGGGGTCTCGGCTGACATCATTGATGTCAGCGAAGCCATGAGCTTTTACATGGTAAATGCTGGTGGCATCGCAGCGAAGCTACTCGGCTGGGAGTCTTAGTAGTCTCCCTTTAACCGAGTATCGGGGTTACTTACCTAGCTCGTAGAAGTCTAGTAGGAGAAGATCCATGCTAAACTCTAAGAGCTACGATGAGTACGTTCTAGGACTATACGAAGCTATGTTAAGTGACATAGCGGATCGCTGTCCTAGTCTTCGCATAGAGTGCGAGCGCGATTACAAGCGTTTGCTCTCTGCTATCAATCAGATGGGACTTCCATTTGTTTTGGAGGTCCTACCTGCTTTTGGTAAACACCTTGATCAGTGTTTAGCAAAAGGACTCCTAACTCCTTGTGGTTTGGCCCACTTTAGGCCTTACAACAGGAGAGTAGCTATCCCTCGACTTTTCAAGGGGCTGCTACTTCGAGTTTTTGATAGTAACGGAGTGTTGAGGTCTGATCCTGATGTGCAGTCTATCAAGGACGTCCGTCAGCTTTCGTCTGCTTTCAAACGTTTCAAGGTAAACTGCCCTGACTCTAGAACCTGGAAACAGATTCATGAGTTCTTCACGATCGACGACGAAATCGTCCCCGGTTCCCTTGATTGGGATGGTGACGATTTTAGCTCTAATGATAGTCGCTATCTTCAGTTTGGAGATAACGTATCTTTGGAGCCAGATGCTCCCCTCTTCGAGAGAATCGGGGAACCGTCCGTCAGTTCCAGTTTCGGTGCTCGTAACGCCTGCGCGATTCAATTCGTTGCCGACGTCGTCTGCTCCGAACTCGGGAGGTTCGACCCTCTCGAATGGAACTCTCGACATGGACCAGGAGCAGTAGCTGACCTTAAGGGTGGTGAGTATAAATACTCATTCCCCACCTGGCCGGCTAAGCTCGAGAAGTCTTTCCATCTGGCCGACTTTGCATTTGCATCGTACGACCACTGGATCGGTTTTCTCGCATCAACGGAAGCTAATGATCTCTTGCGAGACCACGAGCCTCCAGCCCGTCTCTTGGCGGTTCCGAAGACCTATGCTGGACCCAGACTTATCTGTTCTGAGCCCACATCTGGTCAATGGTGCCAACAAGTGATTCGGGATTATTTGATGTCTCGTGCTAAGGACACTAGTCTCTCTCCTTCGATCGATTTTCGATCCCAAGAAAGGAACCAAGAACTTGCACAAGAAGCTTCCCATACTGGGTCGCACTCGACGATTGATTTGTCGAGTGCTTCTGACAGAATATCTTGTTGGGTTGTGGAGCGGTTATTCCGCCTTCGCCCTGAGCTCCTACAATGTATGTATTCTGTACGTACACGGTGGGTGCATCAAGATATTGATCGATTCTCCCCAGCCTATGCTAGGTTGCGGAAGTTTTCGACCATGGGTTCTGCACTTACCTTTCCTGTCCAAACATACCTTTTTACTGTTCTTGCTGTGGGAACCATCATTCATGAGAGAAGATGGAAACACAGCATAGCCAGCATAAGGCGTGCTTGCCAGGAGGTCCGAGTCTTTGGGGATGATATGATTGTCCCCATTGACTGCCATGACAGCATCGTGGCTACTCTAACTCACTTTCTGTTGAAAGTGAACCCCGCTAAGACTTTCTGGACCGGAAGGTTCCGAGAGTCTTGTGGTATTGATGCCTACGACGGTAACGATGTTACCAAGGTGAGCATCATGAGTAGGCCACTCGTGTCCAAACCAGAGTCGGTCCTTTCGTCGGTTGACACCCATAACAACCTGCTTCGTGCAGGTTGGTATAGGGCAGCTACCTACGTTAGGAAGCAAGTCTCCTCCCTAAAGCGTCATGCTTTTAGGTGGGTGGACCCGACTACTGGCGCCATCGGCTGGCACTCCTACTTTGGAGAGACGAACTCTCATCTACAACGTAGATGGAACGAATCTCTCCAACGTATGGAAGTCCGGGCTACGGCACCTTGCGGTGTCGATAGTAGGACGGCCGTCGATCGCGACTCAATGGTGCTTCAGTACTTCACTGAATGCAAGTCTCGCCCCAAGTCACAAGAAATACGACTTGGAACGATGCCATTGAGACGACCACTTAAGTTACGGTGGTCGTGGGTCCTTGAACGAGAGTTCAAGGTGGAGAGGGTGATGATACTTAACCAACTCTAGGTTAGGGAACCATCTCCTTTCGAAAG